GAAGACACACTTCCTCTGACAACATCTTCAATAACAGCGATTGTCAGGTCACCATTTTTGTCAATATCACTTGTTCTCAGACGATTTGCATTTACTGGTAAATCATCCTGTGAGATTGAAGAATTGTAATTAGAGTCTAGTGGTAGGGAATAGTAGTTTTCACCGAGAATGTAAGGAAACTCAGGGACGTTAGTAGCACTGACAGTCATGAAATATGCATAGGTTCCCTGTGGAAACTCTGGTGTAACACAAAATCTACCGTTGTTCTGATCTAGAGAACCAGATCTATCATTGTAAGTATAATCATTGATAAATGTTCCTAATGGATACGTAATCGTATTGGGACCGTTATTTCTAGAAATGTTCTTAGTGTAGCTCGTTGTCATTCTGACAACAGAACTAGATGGATCTAGAGCATCTGAAAAACCATAAGGACCATAAATGGGATTGCCATCATAAGCAAATCCAAGAATAGGGGAGTGGGAAGATCCGCTGTCACCTGCTCTCAGTGTTGTTGGTGCTGCATAGTAAGCATAACCAGTTCCACGTGATGGAATAAAGTTTGTAAAGAAATGTCCATTTTCCGAGTCTAAAACGGAAGAAAACCGATTATACCTATCTTTTCTCCACACTTTAATGTCGGCAGTAGCAGATGCACCAGAACCAACAGCAATAATATCTACAACTACATTCTCCTGTGTGTAGAAACTACCACCACTGACTTTTGTAAATCCAGTAATTTCACCAGAAGTTGCAATCTCAGCGACATAATCAGCAAAACGTCCCTTGCCTGCATTGTCAGTAATTCTTACTTCTGGTGGTGAGGAATAAAACTCACCTGCATCATCAACAACAATACTGGTGATTTCTCCGTTGGTAACAACAGCAGTTGCCTTTGCATTTCTACCAGAAACGATCTCCACAGTAGGAGTTGCTGCATAGTTGCCTGGGGTATCAACAATAACAGACTCAACAACCTGACCAGCAAGTCTAGTCCTTGCAAGATTTGCAATTCCATCAATAAGAACAAATGGTTCTTTCTGGTATCCTCTTCCTCTAGCAGTTACGTTAATTTTCTGAATAGGACCATTTAGAATAACTTCTTCGTCCTTGTAACTTAAAAATGGAATACCATTCGTAGCAATACCAACATCTCTATACTTAGTCTCATAAATCTCAGTTGTTGAGATTGGATTCTTTCTAATGATTCTAAGTAACTTCTGATCCTGAACATCTGCAGGAACAGTAGCAGAGGCAGAAATGATATCATGAGAGGGGAATCCAGACGAAGTGATATAGTATCCTTCACCGTCTTCAAAGATTGCAGATACATTGGAATTTAAATCTGCGATAGATGCTGCAACACCAGCCTGATTTGATGAGAATGGAATGGACGAAGTAGTCTTCCACCTCAGATTATTTTGTGCGTCAAAGATTTTGACATCATTTGTCAAGAATCCTGGTTCTGAAATCTCTAACCTATCACCAGGATTTGAATATGGGTGCTGAGAGGCGGTTTCCGTGGCGTACAAGACGCCATAAACCAGCATAGTCACACCTGCACCAGAAACGTTGGCACCATAGGTTACAGACGATCCTACAGGGTGTGTGCCAGTTCCTGTTCTGGACTTGAGGATAAACTGATTTACATTCTTGTCTTCAAATGTAAAAGTCTCTGTTCCAATCTTAAATTCACCAGACTTCTTCCATGCCATTGTTGAGAAGACATTGATTCTGTCACCAGAAACAACAGAAGCATCAACTTGTTCTGTAAGTTTGGTTCTAGCAGCAATAGAGAATGTTCCGTTTACTGATTGCTCTGACAGAATTAACTCATAAAGATCTTCACCATCAAATCTTCCAGCATATCTAACGTTATCAACAACAGCAGCGGCATAGTTGCCAACTACATCCTGAACGATTGTCTTTCCGATTAGATCTTCTACTGTGCCAGAAAGAACTTTTACTTTCAGTGCATATACATTAATCCAGTTTGAATCCGAAGACTTCAGTGTGAAATCTTTTGGATATGAAATCTCTGGTTCTGGATCAGATTCAATTAATGCTTTAAATAAAAATTTAATAGAACTATCTGTACCTTTTGACCTGTAGAACGATCCGATATTTTTAATTAACGTTCTTTTATCAATATCTTTTTTGAGATATTCTTCGGGGAAATCTGCTAGGTACTGACTTTCAAAACTTTTGATGAAAGCATACAAAAATAAGTTGCTGATATTTTGTACTGTTGATCCAGCAACATGATCAGCAGACTGAGTGGTGATAAAATTACTTTCTGTATATAAATCACCAATAGTGGTGTTTCCACTTACACCGCGACTAACTTCTAAAAACTGTGTATCTGTTCTTTGATGGTAGAAACAAATTTCATCATCAATTTTGATATACCCACCATTCTTTGGAAATGATGTTGCATCATCAACTGTAATAGTATTATCGGTCTTCTGAATAAATCCAGTCAATGTTGTTGATTGCTTGAGAATATTCTTCTCGTAGAAATCAATATTACGATATGTTTGAATATTAGAAATGATATCCAAGGGTTGTCCTTGGATTTCTAACTGCTCATAGTATTTCTGTATAAACTTACTAAAAAGTTCATACTCTTCATTAATGAAGTCTGGTAGTTGGGACTCAACTAGAAATGAGATTTTATTAGCAGTCTTAAGCATCTACTACTACTCTTTGTATGCTACAAATTTACTCTTTGATATATCAACATCCAGATATACCTCACGCTTTACTTCAATATCTTTATTTGCAGGTTTGACTCTTAGTTCAACGCGGTTGTCTGAGAATGAACCTTTTAGGATAGTGAAGTCATATAACATAATTTCACCCTTGGCATAATCAATATCACCAATAGAATCATTCAGGAGAATTTTTTCTCCAGTCGTGGGATCTAGTCTATATAGGACCATTTTGCCAGATCTATCCTCAAGATAGGTCGTGTATTCTGGGTACTCAAAGACCGTCATTCCAGTAGAAGAAACAACGGGTTTATCGCAATCTTCTAAGAATGGATTCTGATAACAAATCTCATAATATGAGGTGGAATTAATTTGTGCATAGAAATCTTTCCTCATCGTAATCGTGGTGCTATTTGAGTTGATGGCACGATCAGCACCATCAATTACACCAACAAATTTACTATAACGAAACTTGCCATTGAACTTCTCTGTTAGGGAAGTATTCAAGTATTCCGAAATACCAGAAGATACCTTCGCTGCTACTTGAGCAGGAAGTAACGTTGTTTTGGATCCATCAAAATAAATTGAACTATCAATCTCAATATAAAGAATTGAAGGATCAACGAACTCAGGTTGAATAGATGCAACAGTATACTTTCTGAGTTCTTTCTTTAATTCTGTTTTTGTGTATGAAGAAAGACTTGATGCTTCAGTTGGTTTCACTGCAATAAAGACTTTTCCATATGCAGGAGGTTCTTGATCTTCTCCACCAAAAACAATAATGTCACTGACTGCTGGGTAAAGATTTCTTACAATAGCAGAATAATCATTTGCAGTTACTGCTCTATTCTGTGAACTGTAGAATTTGGGAGCATTATATTTAATTTTTGCAATGCTTTCAATGTCAGCACCACCACTTGCCTTATCAACAGTTGTAATTGCTACATTAAATGGTACATTAATATTAATTTCATCACTATCAGTTACTTGACCATTAAAATTAAAAGTTTTGGCACCATTTGTTACTGCACCATTGGTAACAATATAAGTAATCTCTACGACTTGATTATTGTCTAACTTTTTGCCAATAATACCATCACCAAAGAATACCTCGTATCTTTCATCTTCAACTTCACTGATGAAGTATACTTGGTCTTCGGCACCAATATCTAAGATATTGTCAGAAACTTGATACTCTTCAAATACATTTGAGTTTGCTGACTGATAGACTCTAATGTTTAGAGTGCTTAGATCTACCGATGGATTATTAATTGTAAATTTTTGATCTTTTAGAGTTGTGTTGACAACTGTTCTTGTAGTGATAAAAGATCCTTCGTAAATTTCAAGATCTTCAAACGTTGCAACACCATTGACAACGGGTGCTCTCCTATCTTCATTCAATACAAAACGATATAGAGATCCGTCGTAATTTGTAACAAATCCAGAACCTGCCTTAAAGATAACTGCAGCAGGAGCAGTTCCTGGGAAAGTAATTGTTGTGTCAACAACTGCTTTTGGTGCTGTTACTGACTTGGGGTTATATCCGAGTTGCTTTGCTAGTGCTACTACGTTATCTCTCAGAGTAGCAGAATCCAAAAACAACTCATTAACCACCATGTTCGTATTGAACGCAGTGTAATAAGTGTTATACGCTAGAACGTCTAATAGTTGACTTAATGCCGAAGCTTCAAAATCATAGTCAACAAAATCTGACTGAGATCTCATGTACTCTTTTAGAGCCGTTTTGATATCAGCAAAATCTAGATTGTTTAACTGAGTGTATGGCATTACCTTGTTCTAACTAAGAAAAATTCTACCGCAACAGGTGGGAGATCAGAACCTCTGATTTCAAACGTCAACTCAACATCAAAACCGTTGTCATCAAAGTTCGGTGTTGTTGATAACGATAAAATTCGGACCCTTGGTTCAAACGTATTGATGGTGTATCTAATATTAGTATTGACTTGACCAGCAGTAGCATAATCCAAGGGTTCAAACAAGAAGTTCCTAATGTTTGATCCGTAATCTGGATTAAACAACTTCTCTCCCTTATTTGTTAATAATAAATTAACTATCGCCTGTTTAATTGCAGCATTATCCTTACTGACAACAACGTCATCAGTTACAGGATGCTTCTTAAAAGCAACATTTACATCTCTAAACGAGAGTGATTCTGCCATTAAACCTATACGAAGTCACTAGTTATTTAGTGTCTTCGTGCCAACGTTCTACAAAGTCGTCAAAACCACCAGCACCCCCGCAGGGGCGACTTAGGCGGTCTTCTGGAATATCGTATAGTTCTTCCTTCCTCTTGTTACGATTGCGTTTCGCTGCCATATCTAGATAACGATCACTGTCAGTTTCAGTAATCAGTGTCATCCCATCATCAATAAAGTCTTTACTTTTATCAACTGGTGAATTGCCCATCGGTTTTCCTCTATACGATATACTTCGGAGATTTCGGCGTTTCGCTCCTCAGAGACTATTTACCCTGACCACGATAACGCTTCTTAGCACCATTGCGACTAGTTGCAGAAAGCTTTGTATGCTGCCCCTGTCCTTGGCGAGTCTTCTTTGGCTTAGACTCAATAATCTTCTTACCGCTCAGACCAACTTTTGCTCGTGCCATAATTTCTTAATTACTCTGTAGGTGTAGGTGGGTTTGTACCAATCCTTATTGTAGGATAAAGTGTCGGAGAAGTCAACCCAGTAATTGGGCGAGGGTTTGGAACAGCAGGTGCACCTGACATACCATCTCCTGTAACGGTTACCAATTTGCCTTCCATGTATACGCTAGTATTCTGTACTGGCGTGATAGAAGGTCTTTGGAGTATTGGTGTACCTATTGGAGGGTTGCTGTGGAGCACTGTCGGGTGTGTTCCTGCAGACTTTGCTTGATCTATAATGATTAACTCCTCAGGTCTGTCAGACCCCTCTACAGTGGTTTTGATGGTTGCTAGAGATTCAGTCACACCCCCAATGCCAAGCGGTGGGTAGATTGCACCGTCTGGGTTAACTGACTGTGTGTCAAACATCCCAATATTTGCAATTTCACCCGTGATCGGTGATGCCATTTCTTAACTCCTCTACTGCATTATGTAGATCATCCAATGTCTCCGCTATCGTCTGATAGTCTTGGCATTGGGGCGGCTTGTACATCAACTGGGGGCGTTCTAATTGAGACACCCTCGTCTCCACCGTCGTCAACCTCTCGGACAGCGACTGGAGTAGCTCGTTGTATTTCTGCATTATCAATTGGTTGTCTAGAGGCATCATCTAATCCTGCAAATCGTCTTGCTGCTGCTCCTTCAAACTGATCGCAAAATGCATCAAAGTTTGCAAGGATCTCTTCATACATGTTTGGATCGTAGTTTGTCGTCATAGTTTAGCATTAGGTCCGTGGGGCAAATTGGGCACAGGCGAATCTGCATGGGGGAATCGCGTTGCTGTCTCAAGTTCAATGACTTTTGCTTCAAGACTAATGAGACGCTCTGCGAGTTCCTCAATGATACTCGCCATTCTCTCTAGTTGGCGTTCATGGATTGCTACCATGAACTTCGGATCCTGTCTGAGGTCACTCATAGCCTTTGCCGATTCCTCAAACTCGGGTGCCGCAGGTTCTAATGTAGTCTCTTCAGTAATAACGAGGTTTTCAGTCATTTTTTTTCTGGGAAATTTTTTTGTTTTTCAGGGTTTTGGAAAGTCATTTTCCAATAATATTTATCGGTCGTTGGGATACTTTTGTAGGTTAGGGAAGTTCGGGTTTTTGGAAACCGCTTGGCGACCCTAGTACACCCGTACCAACGCAAAATAACTGTCCGAACTGTGGTAGTATGCCTGTACTGCCCTGCTCAGGCAAGGCAGCAACCCTCAGGGGCGAACCCTGTGAGCACTCGGTAGGACCAGGCGAAGGCGAGGGCGTTCTCCTCTACGGGGCGACCCATGCGACCCTGCATCTCACAGCGGGGCAGACCCTCGCTGTCATAATGGAAACGCACAGGGGCGTTGCTGTGGGATTGACCGATCCACCCATCAACCCACACAGCAGGGGTGGGCAGCGTCTCGCGATACTCTTGGATGATCTCCTCTAGCAGGGGCAGGGGCAGAACGAACCACTCGCCGCCACCCTGCTGCTGTGTGTAGAACTTGCGGTAGGCATCGGGGATGCTGTGATCCATGCCATGCAGGGTGCTGTGCCCCATCTCTTGCAGGCGTGCATGGATGCGTGCCTCTGCTCTGCCCACGTTGGTGACAGGCAGCAGTGCATGGTAGGTCGTGTCCCCATCGTTGGAGGTGCGGTGGTTGCCCAGCACCTTAAACGCCTCTGCCTCGCCACCCGATGCCAGACCCACCTTGACAGCGACCCACTCGCTGCTGTCTGCTGTGATGGCGTTGGAGGCAGAGACCATGAAATAGATCACGCCATGCCCTTTGGGTTGCTTGCCCACCTGCTTGCCCTGCTTGGACTTGGTGGAGAAGGTGTGGTTGGTGGGGAGTTGCTTCGCGGGCATGTCGTGCCTGTCGTTGAATCAATTATAGAGGCAACGCCGCCTCAGTGGCGGTCGCTGATGTTCCAGACTCCCCACTGTCCACGCTCAGGGGCAGGGGTCAGGATCTCGGTGCCAGCGGCAACGTCTGCCTTAGCAGCGGCGGATCGTGCCATCATGGCGTTGTACTGTTTGGTGTAGGTTGCCATGATGGCGGCGAGGTCAGGTGTTTTGTTGTTCATGCTCTTAGTATAGGGGGTCTGGTGGGCAATGGGGGAATGTGTGGACAGTACGCTCATTGGCACCCTGCTCGCATCCATTTCATCGCCTCGCCCTTGTGGGGGACTTTCCAGATCATGCACTCCTCGCCCATCCCATGAAATTCTGCGATCAACTCAGCATGACGTAGGGAGGTTGCCCACATGCACCCGTGCTGATCAAAGGATGACCAGCGGGCGGGTTGAACGGCGAAGTCGTAAAGCATGGTTGTCTGTGTTGTTGCTCTTAGTCTACAGGGTCAGGGGCGAACTGCCTGCTCTATGGTGGACAGTGCCTCAGGCGGTCCACATGGCACGACGGCGACGCTTCTCAACCTGCTTCGGGGTCAGGCAGCAACCCTTCCCAAAGAACTCGGACTGACACCAGTTCCGAGGGGGTGTATA